TAAGGGCATGTGCGGACCTATACAAGTGGTTGATGAGCAAGGCAAAACCCGAGTAAGATGCAAAAACCACTATCACCAGAAGAGATGCGCAGGAAACTACAGGGACTGCCCCCATTAAAGTCCCTGGAGATCAGCGAGGCGAAGGACTTAATCTCGAAGACGGTGGAAGATAAGGTTGAGCAAGCAATCAACGAGTTGGCCATCACGAAGTTGGGGAAGAAGTTTACTCCGAGGGAGATACGTGAGGGTCTGGACTTACTGTTTCAGAAGCACGATTTCTCGCCAATTGAGAGGCTGATCGACATCGCGAAGAACACGGATGATGAGCAGTTGGAGGTGAGCATCTGCAAGTTCCTCGTGAAATTCTTGGTGCCAGAGCTGAAGAGTGTGGAGGTTACAGGCCAGGTGGACCACAACCACACTGTGGTGATACGCAGGTTTGGCCCTGATGGAAGGATTGAGGACGCACCAATACGGAGGATACCAGGCACGATAGTTGAGGTGAAGTCATGAGTGAGCTAATCCTTCCATATAATTATGAGCCGAGGCAATACCAGATCCCCGCATGGTCATACATGGAGGGGGATGCTGAGGCGAAGCGCGCGGCACTAGTGTGGCATCGTCGTGCGGGGAAGGACCTCATGGCGATCAATCTTGTCGCGACGAAGAGTCAGGAGCGCGTGGGGTTGTATTGGCACTTGCTCCCAACCTATAAGCAGGGCAGGGCGATCGTATGGAATGGGATGACGCGGAATGGTAGGGCATTCCTAGACCACTTCCCACAGTCCCTGGTCGCCAGTAAGAACGGCACTGAGATGCGCGTCACTTTCACGAACGGGTCGATGTACCAAGTTGTGGGGACGGACGACATCAACTCATTGGTGGGGACGAATCCCATTGGTTGCGTCTTCTCTGAGTACTCCCTGCATGATCCCGCCGCGTGGGATTACATCCGCCCCATACTATTGGAGAATGGTGGTTGGGCGGTGTTCATCTATACTGCACGTGGGAGGAACCATGGGTACACGCTATTGGAGATGGCGAAGAAGAATAAGAAGTGGTTCTGCCAGGTCCTGAAGGCTGGCGACGCTGGGACGAGGCGCGAGGATGGGAAGCCAGTCTTTAGTGATGAGCAGATTCAGGAGGAGCGCGACTCCGGAATGGAGGAGGCTATGGTCCAGCAGGAGTATTTCTGCAGCTTTGATTCACCATTCATTGGGAGTTACTATGGATCTCACATGCTGACGGCTGAGAAGCAGGGTCGCATCATGGAGGATATCCCCTATGATCCAAAGCTCCCAGTCCATACGTGGTGGGATCTCGGAATGAACGATAGCACCACCATATGGTTCGTGCAACTGTATGGTGTGGAGGTGCGAATAATCGACTACTATGAGAATAGCGGCGAGGGCTTAACACACTACGCCAAGGTGTTATCAGGGCAGGCGTCCATTAAGGATGGGGAGCACCGCTCTGAGTACTACTATGGGAAGCACATCGCCCCACACGACATCTCGGTGCGTGAATTGAGCGGCGACGGTAAGTCACGTAAGCAGATTGCCCGTGGATTGGGGATCAAGTTTCAGGCAGTCCACCAGCATGAGGTTGCGGATGGAATTGAAGCCGTGAGGTCCCTGTTACCCAGGTGTTATTTCAGCATGAAGCGATGTGAGCGTGGCATCGAGGCATTGCGTCAGTATCGTAAGAAGTATAATGAGGACACGAAGACATACAGCAACACTCCACTGCACGACTGGACGAGTCATGCCGCGGATGGTTTCCGCACTGGTGCTATGGGGATGAGGGATCGTCCCAAGTATGGGGAGGCGGGTAAACCTCCGCAGGAGAAGGCGATCGATGAACACCAATACATATGAGGAGGAAATTCGGAGAATGTATAGCGATGCTGGGCTTGATTTTGACGCTGATTTGCTATATTATTCTAGTCATGGATATGTGTTTCGTGATCTTGATTTCTTCCTCATGGGTTGCTGTGTGGAAGGTCGTGGGTGGCACATTCAGGCGGCTGCGGGGAATATTTTTTGTTGTTTACTTTGTATGCCTTATTATTTAGAATGGATAGGGTTCGCACGAGGTCCAGGGTCTAAGTACCACTGGTACCGCACAGATAGACTCATAAGATTACTATAACATTATGCCATCAGGACCAGGAGCACCACCAGGACCGCCCGCCGCCCCAACGAAGGATCAGGCGGCGAAGAATATTCTTGAGCAGGGGAAGAAGCGCCCACCTGTTGGGTTTGACTCCACGATACTGGGAAATAATTCCTCTAGTTCAGTGAATGCGGCGAATCTAAGCAAGTCAACTCTGCTTGGTGGATGATGCTATGACTGATAAGCTCGCAGAATATGTGGTTGAGCGCTTCTCGAAGTTGCGCTCAATTCGTGCCCCATTTGAGACTGACTGGCAGGACGTGAGATACTTCGTGCGTCCAATCACTCAGTATGCCACGTACAGTCCACAACTGCAGTTTTACACGGTCATGCCGGAGACGTGCTATGATGGCACGGCAGGCAGCGCGCTGGAGGAACTCGCCTCCGCCCTGCACTCATACCTCACCAACCCTGCTGAGCGCTGGTTTGAGGTTCAGATTGATGGCCAGAACCCATGGGCCGAGGATCCCGAGGTGTTAGCATGGACCCAACAGGTGAGTGAGGTAATTTATGCAGAATATGCACGTGAAACTTCATCGATCAATCTTGCGCTCCATGAAACATACATGGACCTTGGAAGTTTTGGAACAGGCTGCCTCAATCAGGAGTGGGATCCAACAACTAATGGAATCTTATTTGCTGCACGTCCCCTCCAGAATTGCTATTTCACCGAAAACTCTAAGGGGCGCGTGGATTCACTCCTTCGGTATTTTGCGTGGTCTGTACGACAAGTAGAGCAGGAGTTTGGTGAGCTACCTGAGGGCTTGAGGAAGTATGCTTCTGATCCCGACAAGTTGGTGGACGTGATTCATTACGTCTATCCACGCACTGATCGTAAGATGGGGCGGAAGGATGCGAAAAATAAGCCGTGGGCTTCAGTGTGGATATCACAGTCCACTTGTGAGGTCCTCGCCGAGTCGGGGTATGATACGTTCCCATACCATGTTCCGCGCTGGACAAAACTTGCCGGCGAGGTGTATGGGAGGAGTCCCGCCAAGAAGTGTTTGCCTGATATTAAGATGCTCAACCAGATGGAGAAGACCATCATCAAGGCCGGTCAGAAGCAGGTTGATCCACCACTGGTTCTTGCGACTGATTCATTCCTCCTACCCATCAAGACGTCGCCTGGATCATTCATCTTCAAGGAGAATGAGGAGTCCCAGATCACTCCACTTGAGACCAAGGGAAACCTCCCATGGGGCGAGGAGAAGGCTGAGCAGAAGCGCACGTTCATCAAGGCGTGCTTCTACTCCGACTGGATCAAGATGTCCAAGGAGAATGTGGAGATGACGGCATATGAGGTGCAGGATCGACGCGATGAGAAGTTGCGCCTACTTGCCCCCATATTTGGCCGCATTGCTTCTGAGTTGCTGGGACCCATGATTGCACGATCATACCACCTACTGAATGATCATGGCCGCATCCCACAGGCGCCGGGGATGGTCGCCAAGGCGAAGTTGAAGGTTGGATACCTGAATCCTGCGGCAATGGCCCAGTTGGGGAGTCGCGCGACGACAATCAGTCGATTTGTACAGGATCTAGCCCCACTGATGCAGATTGATCCGACGTGCGTGGATGCCATCGACCTCGACAAGACCGTCCAGACGTTGGCCATTGCACGTGGAGTTCCACGAACCATGCTTCGCTCGGCTCAGGACATTCAGCAGATGAGGCAGCAGAAACAGAAGCAGCAACAATTGCAGCAGGCCGCCCAGACCGCGGAACCGATCAGCAAGTCAATGAAGAATCTTGCTGATGCGAGTGCGAAGAGTCCAGGTGGTAATATCCAGAACCTCCTCCCCGCACAATGAATACCAGGGCAGTAATCGATAGGATCAGTGATACCATCAATCTCATCACAAGGAAGCGAGATACTGGTAGACTATACCATAAGGTATTTGGCAACCCTGATGGGGAGCGTGTGCTGAGGCACATCATGAATGAGGGCTTCGTGCTCTCATCTACTTTCGTGGCGGGCGATCCACACCAAACCGCCATGAATGAGGGGTCGAGGAGACTGGCCCTCTCCATCTTGAAGATGGCGAAGATTGACCAGTCTGAGAAATTCGACCAGATTGAACAACAATTAATGGAGCAACAACTATGACACGACTATATGTAAACAAGAATCTCGACTCAGGAGCGGGAGGAGCTGCGGGCGCGGCTGGCGGAGGTACAGGAGCAGGTGGTGGAGGTGCTGGAGCGGCAGCATCAGCAGGTGGAGCGGGAGGAGCTCCTACTCTCAACGACTTCATACGATCGCTCCCAACCGATCTCCAGTCCGAGGCGTGCCTGAAGAACATGGACTCCCCGACGACACTCGCCAAGGGGTACGTCCATGCGCAGAAATTGATTGGGGCCAAGCGTGTTGCTGCCCCAGAACCCACCTGGGCGGATGGTCAGTGGAATGAATTCTACGAGGCGGTCGGCCGCCCGAAAACTCCTGGCGACTATGTCCCCCCAAAAATTGAGGGGGTGGAAGTTAAGACTGATGACCCCCGCTGGAAGCAGACGGCGGATGCACTCCACAAGGCGGGGCTCACTCAGAAGCAGGCTGAGATCGTACTTAGCCGCTACTATGAGGACACGGTTACAACCACTAAGTCCCTGGCCACCCAGTTGGATCAACGTAAGATACAGGCTGAGACCGCACTCAAGACTGAGTGGGGCGATCAGTACGACATTAACGTGAATCTTGCTAAGGCGACTGTCAATAAATTCGCCGACCCTGAGTTTGTCGCGTACATCAATGAGGGTGGCGGGAATGATCCTCGCCTCATTAAGGCATTAGCCAATATCGGTAAGGCCATGATTGAGGATACTTCACGTGGTGGGAGCGCTGGTCAGGGGATGATCATCACTGATGCCACACGTGCCCAGCAGGAGCTTGGTAAGTTGAAGGGTGATCCTGAATTTATGAAGGCATTCACTCAGCGCAATCATCCCAACCACAAGCGCGCTGTGGAGCAGATGTTGAATCTTCAGAAGATGATCATGCCTGGTAAACAGCAGGAACAATAAGTGAGTCGCTCACTTCCAGCCTCATCCCAGTATGATTCTGCAGACATACTTATTTGTCCTAATGATGAGGCATTTGGACCTTTATGGAACACAATTTGCCCTAATTGCCGTAAGACTCACGGTAAGGATTGGCACATAGAAACTGACCTATGTAAGAAATGTCAGCAACAAAGTAAATACAAACAACATATGCATTACGCAAATGGACGGGAAGCAAAGAACGGTGATCGTGTTTTGAGAATTTCTGAAGGTTGGCAGAAGCCAATTGTTGGTATTCTCCACGATGCAGTTGCTGGGAATGATAACTGCAATGGCAACTTGGCTGTGCCGGTGAATGATCAGGCGGGGTGCAACCTTGCTGAGTGCCTGCACATTGATGATGTGCGGGCAGCTATCGGTGACATTAAGAGTGTTCCTGATCAGTCGAAGTAATCAGGACAATCATTATCCTGGGCCTCAGGTGTTTACATCTGAGGCCCAGCATTGTATAGTTGGTTCGTTGGACAACCTGGATACGTCCAGATCCGAACTGATGGCGATAACTCGCTCAGAATAGCGTGCTGTGGTACGTGAGGCGAAATCCGCGAGGACAACTCCGCCGCGTTGGTGATTTCAGAAACTTTCATAAATCATGAGCTTTGCAATTGATACGGCACTCGTTAATGCCTATCGTGCCAATATTGAGATCATGTTTCAGCAGGCGACGTCTCGGTTCCGTGACCGTGTGCGGGTTGAGTCGCAGCACGCTGAATATGAGTTCTATGATCGTATTGGCCCGGTGGACGCGGTTGAGGTAATCAACCGTCACTCGGACACTCCCCTCGTTTCAACCCCATTCGATCGTCGGCGCGTTGGTTTGCGCATGTTTGATTGGGCGGACTTAATCGACAAGCAGGATCGCATTCGGATGTTGGCTGATCCAACCTCCCCGTACGTCACTAACGCCGTCATGGCGCTGTGCCGCTCGATGGATGATGTGGTAATTCAGGCAGCCTTCTCTACTGCTTATGCGGGCGTGAGTGGTGGCACCTCAGTAACCTTCCCCTCAACCTCGATCATCGCGGTCAACTACGTTGAATCCGGCACGGCGGCCAACTCCAATCTTACGGTTGGTAAGTTGCGGAATATCCGCTACCTGTTGGATAAGGCGGAGGCTACCGAGGACATGGAGGCGGACCTCACCATCGTGGTGGACCCCTCGCAGATCCAAGCGCTGCTCCGGCAGACTGAAGTTACAAACTCTGACTACAACACCGTCAAGGCGCTCGTGAATGGTGATGTTGATACATTCATGGGTTTCAAGTTCGTCAAGTCGAATCGCCTCAGTCTCAATGCATCTGGCTATCGTCAGTGCATCGCATTTGAGCGCCAGGGATTGTTGCTCGCCATTGGTGAGGAGATCGCAGTTGATGTTGGTCCTCGCCGTGACAAGCGGAACTCAATTCAAGTGTATTGCAGCGGCATGTTTGGGTCGACCCGGATGTGGGAGGCGAAAGTCTACCAAGTGCTCTGCGACGAAACCAAGTAAACCATTATGGCTGAAGCCGCACCAAAGTACAGTGTCCTCATCCAGATCACCAAGGAGAGTCTCGGTAATCTGGGTGGGGGGAATAAGATCAAGCAATCTGTGGGGAATGGGATCACCATCCTCTCGGCCACTGGGGCCGTGAATGTGGAAGTTCCAACCAATACTCATGTTGAGATCAATGACTCACAAGTCACTGGCCTGTATGGGTACATTGGACTCCTCGCCGAGGGCATTGATACCTCAGCAATTGAAACTGCTGTTGCCACGCTTGTCGCGGCCAGCTAACAAAACAAAAATATGGCCGCAACTACTATTAATAATTACTCATTGGAGCTGAACCAGGGACCTCCTGGCTCGGTGCAAACTTACGCCCCAGTTCGTCCGAACCAACTGGGTGGTCGGCTGCGGTTTCAGATGTTTACCTATAAGGCAGCAGCTGATGCCTCAGGACAGAACATCGCACTGCTGAAGCTTCCCAAGGGGGCACGCCTGCTGTCCATCCAGGTGAACTTCTCGGCGAGTCTGGGTGGAACTGCTACCCTCGCCTTTGGCCTGGCTGGGGCAAATGGCAACGGATACATTGATGACGGTAACATCGTGTATGGGTCGGTGGCTGGTATGAATGGCGCCGACTCGATTGGTGCCCAGGTGGCGGACAGCACGACTTGTATCGCGAGTGCGGTGGCCTATACGGCCACCACCACCGCTACTGAGCTGCTGACTCGTACGTGCCAGGTGTATCAAGCAGCCCCGGCTGCCGAGGGTGTGCTGAACATCGCGACTGGCGCGTGGCTGTACATGCTGGCGAAGGACTGCTTCCTCACGGCCACGGTCGGTGCGGCCTCCCTGACCACTCAGATCATCCAGGGATACGTCATGTACATCATTGATTAGTCGGCGTTGGGTTGCTGCGGGAGGACGGAGTGTGGGTCCTTCGTCCTTCCGCCCTTAATTTATGGCAGATGCTGGTTTTCCTAGTGATGGATCGGGGATTCCGATCGCGAATAGTGCCCTCACTCTTGTGGGCACTAGGCTCATTTCTGCGGCCACTGACTCATCCAAGGAGTGCAAGTTAGTCTCCACGAACTGGGATACTTATCGCCGCGCAGCATTGCGCGAAGGTTTGTGGAAGTTTGCTAAGGAGCAAGTACAGTTAGTGGCTGACCCAGATTACGCCCCAATCACTGGCTTCTCAATACGGTACCCCCTACCGGCGGACTACTTGCGGTTAGTGTCATTCAATGATGTTAAGGGTGATGCTGATGGATCTGGTGCACCATATCGTGTGATGGGTGACTTCATCTACTCAAATATGAGTTATGCGAACATCATCTACATCTCTGATGTGACTGATGTGAGCATGTTTGATCCCCTCTTCTGTGAGTATCTTTCCGCATACATCTATGATAAGTTGTGCAAGACATTAACTGGCGCGGCGCCTGATCCTAAGATCTTGATGAAGGCTAAGCGCATTGCGGCCTACGTAGATTCTGTGGAGGATCCCTCCATGCAGTTGGACATTGATGTGTGGCTGCAGTCACGTGTTGGAGGACCGATGCTCCACCGTGATCCCCCATTCCCACCATGGAATGGTGGAGCAACTCCTGGTACTTGACATGAGAGCAAATACCATACAAACGAATTTTACTGCTGGGGAAATTTCCCCACTGATGTATTCTAGGACTGATACCAATAAGTATCAGAATGGTGC